TGATGGCAGCAACGCCGAGAATGTGCGCGGTGTCTAACTGGTTGGCCATGCCCTACTCCTGCGAGTCAAAGCCCCGCCACGCCGGGGTCGTAGTGCTTGGTGACGTAGCTGTAAAAGTAAATCGGCTGGTCGCCGCTCCATTCCTCGGTCTGTAAATGCGGCAGGAGGCCGAGCGCATAGTTGTAGTCCTCGCCCCACATCATGTCAGGGAAGCGGCTTTGTAGGGCCACCTCGCGCTTAATGGCGCACAAATGATGCGGTGTGCGGTCTTGACCCTGCCAGTGGTGGTTGTCGCGGAAACGCAGGCTGTGGCGGAAAATGGGCGAAGGGCGGTAGTCCTCTCCATCCATCGTGACGTGCATGGTAATGCCGACCACATCGGGCTTGCTTTTAAGGCAGGGAAGGATGCGGGCAACGTAGTCGGGCGCCACCATATCGTCATCGTCCACGAAGGCCACATAGTCGCCCGTGGCCCGCTCAATCATGCGCTGGCGCTTCACCCCGACTGTGCCAGGGCCGTCATCAATGGTAATGCGGACACTGCGCTTGGCCTGCGGCTTTAAGACGGCAAGCAGCTTTTCCAGCATGGCCGAGCGGGACGGCATGGTGGGAATCAAGATTTCCAGCTTCATGGCACCCATCCTTGCGCCACGGCATCCGGGTTGCGGCGGCGGAAGACAGCTTTGCCGCGCTCGTTGGCTTCTGGGTTTTGCTGGCGGCGGTAACATTCGTCCGTGGCCGCGCCCGTGAATAGCGGGTGGTCGTGGTAGAACTTAATGTGCCGCGCGTCCTCGACCACGCCGTCGCGGTAGGCGCGGAAGGAAAACTCCGTATCGCTCCAATAGCCGTCGAACTCTGGGCACAGCAACCAATCGCGGCCCAGCCACCAGCGCCAGTTGAAGCACATGATGGTCATTAACTTCTCGTCGGGCTTGTTGAAGCCGTCCGAAACGTGCAGCACGGTCGGCTTGTCCATGTTCGGGGTCATGGCTTGGATCACTTGCTCGTCCCATCCATGCGGCGGATAAACGTCCGACTGACTCATAATGAAGATGCGCGCTCCCGATGCGGTGGCTGCGCGGGCGGCGGCGTTGTAATTCGCCACGGCAGAGGAATGGCCTTCGGGAACGGCGGGCGCCATCGCGTGCGGGTAGTGCTGCAACTGCTCGACTACCTCCGTGTCCGACTCGCAGATGCCGAAATAATATGCCACTCGCTCCGGGTGCGCGGCCCGCTCCAGCCAGAGGTTGCGGACTTCGATGTCTTTCTGCCCCCTGCCTGCCGGGTGGCCTACGGCAATGCGCGGCTTGAGGCGCTTCTGCCATTCCTTGCGGGTGCGCTCGGCTTCCTTGGTGTGGCCGGCTTTAGCCAGGGCCAGCGTCTTCAAGTCGTGCGCTCGCCATCCGTAGAGGGAGGCATCGTGCGTCCAAGAGGGCTCGTCGGGCATGGGTTGCGCTTCCATCGCGTAGGCATAGGCCAGCCCTTTGTTCGGGTTGCCTCTGGCCGTGTGCATTTTGCAAAGCTCGGCATAGCCTTCGCGGCGGTGCGGCATGAGGCGCACGGCCTCCAATAGCGGGCGCTCGGCTTCGTTCACGTCTTTGATCCATCGGCCTATGGTTTGGTAGGCCACGAACTTTTCCTCGTCGCCGAGGTCAGGGTGCGCCGTGGCAAAGATCGCGGCCTCCATTGCCTTCGGAATGTCCTGCTGCGTCTCGCACTCACGGAAGAGAAACCACCATTCGCGGCCCGTGCGTTGCTCTGGCGGCACGCTTTCAAGGATGGCGCGGTTGCGGACTACGCTGCCGCGCTTGTTGTTTTCGGGTAGGTGGATGACTTGAAGTTCCATGCACCAAGTGTTTTTGGTGCCGTCCTTTGTCTCGATGTCCTCGTGAACGGCATTGATCCACTGGCTGTAGCAATCGACATGGACGAGGCGGATGCGCCTGGCATAGCTGCCGGACGCACTGGTCACATACGGTGCGTAGATAGCACCCTTGATGATCTCGGTGCCGCTGCGAATCTTGGCCAGCGCCTCGGCCCCTGAGTCGGCCAGCAGATCGTCGCAATCGGCCCACATGATCCAGTCGGTGCCTTCGGGGGCGAGGGCAAAGGTCTGGTTGCGGGCGGCGGCAAAGTTATCGACGTGCGGCCAATCCTTGCCCGTCTCGCCATTCAGATACTCGCCCACGATGCACCCACGCGCCTTGGCGATGTCCAGCGTCTCGTCGGGCGGCTGGTTGCCGCAGGCGCGCACTACGCTGACGGAATCAACGTGCGGCTGGAAGCTGTCAAGGAAGCGGGTGATGTTGGCCGCTTCGTTGCCTACAATGATGCCGAGATGAATCTTTGCCACTTGCTACAAAAGGAAAGGGCCACGGTGAGTGGAACCGTGACCCTTCGGGTCGAAACCCAGATGAAAACTCCCGGCGGGCCACTCAAACCGCCGGGAGGTGAACACACACTTAGATGATGAGCGCGCAGGTGCCGCTGGTCAGACCCGCAGCCGATCCGAACATAACTTCGACCGAGGCAGTCACCGTGCGGGTGGACTGCGAGGCGGTGATGTTATACATGACGGTCATGCCAAGCTGCTCAAGCGTCACGTTGTCCGAGACGTAGAGGAGGTTAGCGACCGCCGGGTCGATGACAGGCATGGCCGAGGCCACCGCAACCGCTTCGGGCGAAACCGCGAAGCCGTCGAGGCCCGTGACCGCACCGCTGAAGCTGTTGGCGTAGTAAATGCCCTGGTCGAATCCGTAGGCTCCGTTTTGGAGCGGGAGGAAATCGGCGTTGGTCGGGATCAGCTTGCTGTAGATTTCGGGAGTAACAACCAAGCCCTTGCGGTCGCTCTTGCTGATCGCGCTCCACAGGGAAGCGAGGTGGCCGGAACCGGGGGTGATGGTGGTCGTAGTAACCGTGGCCGCGCCGAAGTTAACCGTGGTGATCGGGGTGATCGCCACCGAGAACAATTTGTCGGCGAGAGCGTTGAGGTTGATACGCACCAGATTCTCCAGACGATGACCCAGAGCGAGGTCGGCCTGTGTGATGCCGAAGAACTGGCTGTAGTGGTCGAGCGTCACGGTCGCCTTGCCAACGGTAACGTCGGAAGCCGGGGTGAAATCGGTCGGGTTGGTGGTCGTGGCGCTGGTGGCCGTGACGAGGGGCACCTGGATGGTGTCCTTGGGTTTGCGGACTTCGTTGCTGAAATCCGTGCTGAAGATGCGAAGCGGGGCCAACCTGTTGGCGAGCACCGTCTGCACTTGTTCAGAGATCGTCGCTACGACGAGTGCTGAATCGAATGAGTTAGCCATATACTATTTGTTTGTTGGTTGTTGGTTTTTCTTTGGGGGTTGGCCCTTAGAAAGTCTTGGCGTTGCGAGCGCGATAGATGGCGCTCTTGTTCGCGGAAAAGATTTGCGCGGCGCGCTTCCAGTCCTTCGACTCGCTGGCAGCTTTGAACTGCTCAACCGGGTCTTCGGAAGCGGCACCGTTGCTGGCGACGGCCTCGCTGCCTTTGGCGGCGAGAGCGATTTCAAGCTCGGCGACTTTTGCGGAGAGCGCGGAGAGTTCGGCGGCTTCGGGAGCGGGCGCGGCCTCTTCGGACTTCACTTCCTCGGCGACAACTTCAGCCTCGGCGGGTTCGGATTTGTCGGCGGCGATCGCGGCGACGGATTCTTCGAGCTTGGAGACAACAGCGGTCAGCGCCTCGATGGCGGCTTTCGCGTCAAACTCGACTTGTTCGGTGACAGAAGATTCGGTCATGCCCCCCGCCGAGGTGTCAACTTGGACGGGCTCACTGCCGGCGCGGAAGACGCCTTCGCGGTTCGCAGCGGGACGGCTAACGAGGTCTACGGAAACCAGATTTTCTACGCGGGCAAAACGGCGGTCGCCCACTTCTTCGGGCTTGCCACTGAAGGCCATCGAAAATCCGACGCGGCCAGGCGCTTTACTCAGGATCTCGGCGTAGAACTCGGCCTGCGGGTGAGCCGAAAGCAGTTCCAAATCGGCGCGCAGTTGGTCTTGCTCGATGCGGAAGTTGTTGAGCAGGCCGATGAGGGAGTCGATGGACTCGTCGTGATCGACAAACACTTTGACCGGGCTACCAGCCTGCCCCGCCTGTTCAGCCTGAAGCAGAGTGACATCATCAACGAACATCTCGTGCCCAAGTGCGGGGCCAACAGTGGCTACGCTGATGCCGTCAAATTTTAGATCTGCCATATAGGCGGGCGCTCATGTCAAGCAACCGGCTTGGTTTCGGTCTTCTTGCGCTTGTAGATCCGTTTCTTTTTGCGGGCGCGTTCCGAAAACTCTGCGGCTTGCGGCTCCGGGGTGGAGGCGGGCGGAGTTGAACCGCCGTCCCCTGTAGGCACAGGGTCGATAACCGTCGCCCCCTCGGTGCGCTCGACGCCAACCACCACGCCGAGCTCGGCGGCGAACTGACGTTCGGCAGCGATTTCCTGCATGGCGGTTTTCCAGTCGAGCCCTTGCTCGCCAAAGAAATCAGCCAAGGTCATGAGCCCGGCCTTCACATCGTCGCGGCGGGCGGCGGCTTCGCGGCCTACGTCCACGGTGATCGAGCGCGGGGTCTGCCAATGCACGCTGCGCCAGTTCGGATTCTGCGGCAGTTCGCGGCGGCGCATCGCGTTGGCTATCGCGTAGTTCCAGAGCTTGCCAAGGAAGGAAGAGATCAGCACATCTTGCCGGGCGGAAAAGGCGCGGGCGGCTTTTTGAATGATGAAGCGTTGGGCCACACCGCCGACAGCGGAGGTGTCCCAGATAAATTCGTAGGGCAGGCCGAGGCCGAGTGCGGCGGCGCGAATGTATTGCTCAAGATGCGCGTCCAACTTTTCGTTGGGGCGGTTCATCATGAAGGACTCGATGCGCTCGGTGGCCTTGAGGCGCGGGATCATGCCGCCGCCGAAAACCGTTTCGCGGGTCAGGCTTTCGCCCGTGCTCTTGGACAAGTCGCCAAAGAATCCCTCGGCCCCTACACCGCCCTGCGCGTTCTGAACGACAAGGCCGATGCTGCTGCCGATCTTCGCGGCCTGCATCTCAAAGCGGAGGAGTTCGTCGCGGTCGAGGAGGTTGTTCAGCGCCACGGCCACAGCGGGATACCCGCGCACTTGGTCGGGACGTTCGGGCTCGTAAACGTGGAGCATCAGATCCGCTTGGATGCTGCGGCTGGTGCGCTGGCTGAAGGTGTCGCCCTCGACCACATGATAAGCGAGCGGACGCGCAAAGCGGTCGAGGCTCACGCCATCAATGATCTGGTCGGCCTTGTCGGGCGGGTTGGCCACGCGATGCGACTCGACCACTTGGACGGCCGGCATCCCGTCGCGCTTGTTGGTCAGGATGCAAAAGATTTCGCCGTCGCGGTCGATGGCCTCGGAAACGAGCATTTGCAGTCGGCGCATATCGTGGCGCTCGCTGATTTCGGGCGACTTGCTCCAGTTATCCCACCACGCCTCGGCGGCGTCATCCCATGCGGGATCGCCGCTGTTGGCCTGCGGGGCGATGGCCGAGCCAACCGAGTAAGTCGCCTTGTCGCGGATGGCGCTTCTGACGATCGCGTTGTTGTAGAAAAGTTTGCGCGACAGGCCGAGCAGGCGCACGCGGTCGCCGTTGGAAATATCCACCTTGCTGTCCTGCGCCTGCGACTGCACCCATGCGCGTTCTTCCGGGCGCCAGTTGGCGGCTTCGACCATGCGTGAGAAGCCCAGCGCCTTGGCCATTTTGTCGATGAGGTTGGCCATTTTAATATACTCCGTATTGGGCGCGGGTGGCGCGGTCGTTGCCGATGTCGCCGGCATTGATGGCAAGGGCCGTCTCGATGAGGCCGAGCATTTCCCAAGCATCGTAACTTTTCTGGAGCGTCACCGACCGACCGCCCACGCTGCTTGACAAAACAAACGCTTGAGAGGCGCCGCCCGCCAGAATTTGCGCCTTGCAGCTTGCTTTGAGTTGGGAAAGTTCGGACGCCGTGAAGACACGGGCGAGCATCGACGCATCGGTCATGCCCTCGTTGCTTGTGTCAAGGAGTGGCGTTCTGTGCGCGGAAGGCCGACAAGAAGCAATCCATATAAACCAGCGCCATCTTTTCGCAGTCGGCCAAGTGGTTGGGGCCGAATCTCTGCCACTTCTTTTCGTCCTTATCGTCTACCAGCGCCTCGTTTTGCATCTGCGAAACGTAGTCCTTGGCCAGATCACGCGGCAAATACCACGGCACGCGGCCATCCCGTAGCACATCGTGGTAAAGCCGCTCCTGCCAGAGCAACGCATCGAAACGCATTTGGCGGATGGTTCGGGTGCCGTCGATCTGAAGCTCGCCTGTCTCCCAAGGCTTCAAAGACGAGTTGTGCTTTTTGGTTCGCCCGAAGGCCGCGCAGAATTTGCCCGCCGTGCCGAAAACAAAGTTGTAAACGCCAGAGGTCGCCTTGGCCGCATACCCGGCATCAACAATCCCCCACTGGCAACCAAGCTCGCGGAATTTCTCTGACAGCCCGCCCCATCCCAAGGCAGACCCGTATTGCACGAGATAGCTACTGCCGTCTTCGTGCAGTTGGCGAACCAGCCACCACAGTTCGGTTTGCTGCACGTCCACAGCCATGAGCCGGGCCAGCACCCCGTCACTCGGTGGTTGCCCGAGCAGATACTTGGGCGAGGCGTCGATGCGCTCGCGGATCATGGCGGTGGTGATGCGTGAGCCGTCCATCTTCCACGGCAAGGCGAGCTCTCGATTAAAAAAGTCCTGCAAGCCCCCAGCGGCATCCCTGTCCTGCAAGAATTTGACGGACAAGTCCGACCACTTGCGCCAAGGCGAATACAAAGACGAAAGGTGGTAGCTTCTGCGCCCAGCTTCGGCAGCGAAGTCTGTAGCTCGCCACTGGCCCCGATCTAACATTTCTCGCTTGTCTGGCTCGGCATGAGCGTGACCGCACTTCGGACAAACGCACCGTGTGGTTTCGGCCACGGTTTGCATATTCCATCCGCTTTCTTGTTTCGCCGACTCGTCCCATTTGATGTGATCCCACTCCAAGGGCCACGCCTCCCCACACCCCAAGCAGGGAACAAAGTATTTCCTTTGGTCGCCTTTGAGCCATTCCGTCCAAATCGCACCGTTCTCATAGGTCGGCGTCGAGGTGCAGACGATCAGGTGATTTGGGAAGGTCGTGGTGCGCGCCTCGGCAAGCTGAATCGGGCTGGCCTCCTTGCCCGACTGCGCGGCAAACTTGTCCATCTCGTCCATCATCAAGAGTGAGATGGAACGGCTCGACAGGTTGGCCGGGCTGTTCGACCCGACGAAATAGACGCTCATGCCCTTAAAGTGCTGCTCAAGGATTGTCAGATCGTCGGCGTTGTCCGGCTTGTGCGCCTTCAATGCATCCGAGCTTTCGACCATCGGTAGCCAGCGCGACTTGGAGAAGGAACGCGCAAGCAGAGCCGAAGGCATGACCCAAAGCGCGGGCGCTGGGTTTTGGTCGAGGCGATAGGCCATCCCGGCAAGAATGGCCGTGGTCTTCGCCGTCTGTGCCGCCCACACAAGAGACAATCGCCGCACCGACTCGTCGCCAAAGCACTCCAACACTTCCCTGATGTAAGGCGTCTCCCGCGTCCGATACGGGCCGTGCAAGTGTGCGGTGTTGCCGATGGACAGGTTGCCCTCGGCCCACTCGACCACGCCCTGCTTGGGCGGCGGCTGTGCTTTGCGAGCAATCGCCGCGCCTACATCGTCGGCGGTCAGGCTGCTTTTAACTTGTCCGAAAAAATCTGACACGCATCAGCAACCAGTTTGCCGGCGTCGGGGTAATCCCGATGCAGGCGTTTAAGGCACGAGTCGAAGGCCGCGTCGAAAGCGGACAGCACGGCGGATTTTTCCATCAAAGCGCCGACCCTTTTTTGCCACTCAAGAAACTCGGCCTCGGCGCACGAGGCGTCTTTGCAGGACAGCGAATAAGCCTTTTGCAGTTCGCAGGCTTCGCGCACCTGGCCTTGGGCTGCGGCGCCCTGCCAGAGCGCGTAGTTTTTGCCCACCATCGCGTGCGCCTGATCCACGCGCCCGGCGGCTGTGCAATCTTCGGGACAATCGCCCGCGCTGACGGCGCGGCGAGCCCTGCGGTTGCCTGTTACGTTGGCCTCATACCAAGCAACGGCGGCTTCTAATGTATCTAACGGACAGCCTTTCTTTTTAAGTTGGCTGACCCTTCCGATGGTGATGCCCTTGGTCTGGGCAAGTTGCTGCGCGACGGTCATTCTTTAGACCTCGCGGAGTCAACTTTAGTTTATTGAGACAGTCTCAGTATCAGATGGTGATATTGAGACTACGCAGGGGCGTATTATACTATAGATCAGCCAATCGCACTAAATTTGCTGGCATTTTCCGCCAGTCGCAAGCTCCT